GGATAGCAACGACCCCGCCCTGGACTTTGGAGCGATCCCGACCTTTGCGTGGCTCCCCCTCGAGTCGCTGGTCATTGACGAACGCTATCAGCGGAAAATCTCCCAGGATGGCGAAAGTATGATCGCCCGCATCGCCCGCAATTTCAGCTGGTCGAAATTCTCGCCCCTGACCGTCACCGGCCCGGATGCCTCCGGCGATTATCCGGTGATCGACGGTCAACACCGGATGTGTGCCGCCCGACGCGTCTCCATAACCAAGCTTCCTTGCTGGATTGTTGAGGCGAAAGATCTCTCCCGGCAGGCCAACACCTTCGTGGCCGTGAACAAGGAGCGGATCTCCGTCTCTCCGATCTCGGTTTTCTGGGCGCAACTGGTGTCGAAAGATCCCAAGGCGGTCTGGGTAAAATCAATTTGCGACCAGGCCGGAATCCGGATCGGACGCCATAGCTGCGGCGATCAGCCGCCACTGACCATCATAGCGATCTCCGTCATTAACCGGCTGCACCCCCTGGGCGACGAACCGATCATCGCCGGTCTGAAAATGATCGCCGGGGCATGCCCGGACAGCCGATCCGCTTTCCGCGCGCCGGTGGTTGCCTCGGCCGTCCGGATCATGGCTCTTCTCCAACCGATCGACTGGACCCGCCTGGGCCGGGTCTTTGCGGACATGGATCCGCCCGACTGGATATCGAGAGCCAGGGCTTTCAAGCGTGAGTTCGGCGGCAGCATTGACCTGTCATTCTATTCGCTCATTGCGCGGGCCTACAACCGCAACCTCCGCTCCACCATGCCGCTTCCCGATTCACTGCCGCCCATTCCATTCAATAGCGGGTGGAAGACCAGAAACAAACCGCTTGAGGATTAAAACCGATGACGCCGTTTTCCCAATGCTTTCTTGAGGCTGATGTCGCGGCCATGGCGCTGGTGGCGGTGCTTGGCCGAACCGATCGCGCCCAGCGGATCCGCGAGAAGATCAAAGATCTGCGCTCGGCGGCCGGCCGCCTGCAGCTGGCCGAATTGGCCGCTCATCATGACCAGATCGATCCCCCGGACGCCGTCCGATTGGTAATCCAGGCGGCGTTGGCTGCCGGCATGGGGTGGCCCGACATCGCGGCGATTTTCAACAACACCGCCAGCGAAGCGCGGAGAGCGCAATGATGGCCGACAATTCAAAGATTGAATGGACGAATGCGACATGGAATCCGATTACCGGATGTTCTGTCGTCTCGGCAGGCTGTAAGAATTGCTACGCGATGAAGCTGGCAGGGACGCGGATGCGGCACCATCCCAGCCGGGCCGGCCTGACCGTAAAGACGAAGGAGGGGCCGGTCTGGAATGGTCAGGTGCGCCTTAATGAAGAATGGCTTAATCTGCCCCTGCGGTGGAAGAAACCTCGCCGGATTTTTGTTTGCGCCCATGGCGATCTGTTTCATGAGAACGTGCCGGATGAAGGGCTCGACTGGGTGTTCGCCGTCATGGCGCTGGCGCGGGCGGATGGCGTGATAAGCCATGGACACGCCCAAGAACACGGTGGCGTTGGCGTCAAAATGGACCTAACCGGCAAGAAAAATGCCGGACGGCTTCTGGATGGCGTCGAACACAATGGTTTTCCTCAGGAGTGGGTATGATGCCCACTCCCGACCCCCACCGCAAAGCCCTGATCGCGAAAATCCATATCGCCAAGGCCCAGCTCGGCCTGGACGAAGAGACCTATCGCGCCATGATCGAGCGGATCACCGGCTATCCCAGCACGAAGGATGCCGCCACAACGTCATTGATCAATGTGGTCAACGAACTGATCGGCAAGGGCTTCCGGGACACCTCCGGCTTTCGCCCCAGCAGCCGATCGGAGGTTCGCAAGATCCATGCGCAGTGGGGTGAACTGAAGCGGCGCGGCGCTCTCGACAGCCCGACCCGCAAGGCTCTGCGCGTCTTTTGCGCCAACCGGACCGGCGCGGCCGGGGCGGAGAAAGACCCGGAGCATCTGACCGTGGCCGAATGCCGGAAGGTGATCGAGGCGCTGAAGGCCTGGATTGAGCGGAAGTCGGCGCCATGAGCGACTCTTTTGATCTCCCGCCTTTTCTCGCCCAAATCGCCGCCATCGCCGGGACTGCCGCCGCCCTGAAGCTTGCCGCCGCCAAGGGTGGCACGGCGACGTATATCCCTCAGCCGGGATTTCTGACCCCTGAGCATTGGATTGTCGAGGCGGTCGGCTATGACGCCGCGGTCAAAATCGCCAAAGAATTGGGCGCCGGCAAGGTCGAGATTCCCCTTGGTCCCTGGGGGGGTAACAGAGGTAAGGTTTGGGCGGCGATTCAAAGGGCATTGAATGATGGAAAAAGCTTAGCCACAATCGCGCGTCTGGTCGGAGTCAATCAACGGACTATCCGGCGGCACAAGAACGGGTATAGCGGGCACCCGGGCGAAGACGAGCGCCAGCCTGATCTGTTCCGACGATAGCCATCTTCAGGCCGTGGGTGGGGCAAATGTCCGGGTTCTGAAAAATGCCCGGAGAACACATCCTTCGCGTCACTGATTTTTAATTCAGGTGACGCGCCGTGCCCGAACAAGACTCCATTCAAGGCTGGATCGATGGCCTTTCCGACGATGAGCTGATGGCTCTCACGCTTCTTGCCGAAGCGCGGGGTGAAGACACTGTCGGTCGCCAGATGGTGGCCAGCGTCATCGTGAACCGCCGCAAATTCTCGCTCGAATGGCGTGCGACGCACAATACCGAGTGTTGGTGGGGCGAGACGATCCGCGAGATCATCCTTAAGCCCTGGCAGTTTTCGTCCTGGAATGAAAACGATCCGAACCGGGCCAAGATGCCTGATTTCATTCACCACCCGCTCTATCCCGAGTGTCTGACGATCGCGACGGCGGCGATCAGCGGCAACGCTGAGGATTTCACGAAGGGCGCGGTCAATTACCTCAATCCGCAAACCGCGAGTCCGCAGAAATGGGCGACGCCCGACAAACTGACGGTCAGCCATCTCCACCACGATTTCTATCGGCTATAGGGGTCTTTCATGAAGGGTTATCGCACCATTGCCTTTTCGATCGCCGTCATCCTGCTGGGGTTGGCCGGAAAGCATGTCAAACCGGACCTGGTCAACGAATATCTGGATGTGATCTTTGCCGCCATCGGCCTGGGCTTCCTGGTATTGCGCCTGATCACCGATACACCGTTCGGCGCCAAGGTGGCTGCCGATCTGGGCACCACGCCGGCCGATCTCAAGCAGCTGCTCTCCCGGCTCGATCCCGACATGCCGCAAAATCTCTCCCAGGCTGTGACCGAGTTGCGTCAGTCGATCAGCCTCCTGGCCGCCCATGCGCCGGCCCAGTCCGTGGCGCTGGACAAGCTGGAGGGCCTGGTTTCGGCTCTCGGCGAGGTCGCGTTTGCCCCTGCCGAAACCGACGAGGTCAAGGTTGCCGCCGATCCGGATCCCTCCCCAACTCCGGTTCCGGTTCCGTCCCCGGCTCCAACCCCCGTTCAGTGAGGTCAAAATGAGATTCACGGTCCTCTGCAATTTCGCCGCTCTTTCTTTGGTTGCCGGCATGCTCGGCGCCTGCAGCACCAAGCCGGAAGATCTGGCCGCCGCGATCGCCGCCGACCCGGCCTCGGTCTCCGTCCATCAGGTGATCCAGGGGCCGATGTGGACGATCACCACGGACATTACACGCGTCAATTCGAGCAACACCGCATCCACGGCCAATGGCAATGGAACCGCGGTCAATGTTCCGACCGGCGCCACCGTCAATCCCGCGCCGCAGAAGCCGCAAGGCGGAACGACCTTGACGCCGGGTTCGCCCGCGTCCGCGCCCGGACAGTGATGAACGGTGATCGGAGTCGAGAGACATGAGCACCCCCTTTGACGCGGCGAAGCTCGGAAAAAGATGCGGCCGGTATCGGTTTAATACCGATCCCGACGCTATCGCCGACTCCCTTCGCGAGATGGCGGACGAGATCGAGGCGGGAAATATTCATGTGCTGAAACTCCATAGCGCCCAGTCCATCGCCGACTGTGATTTCTCAGCGAGATCAGTGGTCATTCGCTACATTTCAAAAGAAGAAGAGTCATGATCAATCTGCAGTTTTGCGGCTTCGACAGCATCCTCGCCCGGGGCATCTCGCGCTTTACCGACCCATCCGGTACCGGCATCGGTCATGTCGATGCAGTCATGCCTGACGGCTCACTGCTCGGCGCCCAGCATGAAGACGGGCTGGGCGGCATGCCATCGGGCGTCCAGATCCGCCCGGCCGATTATGGCGACAGCTGCGGAATGACGAACAGGCGTCGCGTCGCGCTTCCCGCCGGTGACGATATGACGGCCGCATTTTACGCCTTCCTCCGTGGCCAGATCGGCAAGCCCTACAATACCGCCGCGATTGTCGCGTTCATCACCGGGACCAATGCCCAGACGGAGGGTGGCTGGTTTTGCAGTCAGCTGCAGCGGGTGGCGCTGGAGACCTGCCAATTTTTCGTTCCCCTGTGGATGCCCGCGAACAAAGACACCCCTGCCGATCTTTTGCAGGTCTGTTCGGCCTTCGCGCCGGTGCTGATCGATTGATGGGTGATGACTGACGTTATCGACCTCGCCTGCGAGCGAGAGGAACAGTTTCGAGATGACGCGCTTGACGCTTTTCATGCGCATCAAAGGCCAAGCGGTGAAAGCGCCGCCAATTGCAAGTCCTGTGGCGATCCCATTCCCGAGGAGCGCCGCCGGGCCGTGACGACAAACCACTGCGTTGACTGCGCCGGTCAAATGGAGAGAGCACGATGATTGCCACAAATGACTGGCCTGGATGGGTTGAACTGATTTTCCGGTGTCTCGCCGCGATCGGCGGTCTCGCCGGCCTGGTCGGCGGCCTCGCCATGGCCCTTGCGCACCGCACGTTCGCGACCAAGGACGAGGTCCTGCGGAACTTCAGGGATCACGAAGAACAGCATGAGGAGATCGGGCGGCGGCTCGGTACCGGCTCGGCGGAGTTCGCTACGATCAAGGCCGATATCGCGCACCTCCCCAACAACACCGATATCGCCGCGATGATGAGGAGGATCGGTGCCGTGGAGGGTTCGGTACGGGCACTGGAGGCCACGCTCAAGGGGATCGAAGAGGTCCTGAAGAGGGTCGAGCGTCCCTTGAATCTCCTGGTTGAGCATCATTTAAGGAGGAATGGAGATTGACCACCTTTCGTGATGACTGGAACGCCTCGCGTCGGCTGTTCCTCCTGCGCCTTCTTGTCGAGGTGCGCCAGGCCAATGAGAGCGTGCTGTACAAATCGGCCGCGAAGGGAGGCTTTTCCAGCGACACCCGCAACGACATCCGGGAGGACCTCGACCATCTTTGCAAGACGGGCTGCGCCAAACAGGAGTTTCTCAACGACGTACTGAGGGTGATCAGCATTACCGAACGCGGCGAGGATGCGGCCTATGGACGCATCGCGGTTGCCGGCGTCGAACAAACCCCGTGGGATCGCTGATCAATGTCAAGGCCGTCCAAAATCGATCGCCTGCCACCGGAAATCCGGGAAGAAATCGGATCGCTCCGCGAGCGCGGTTACACCATTGATGAGATCCTCGGGCATCTGCGCGCCTTCGAGATCGCGCCGCAAGATCGGCCCTCGCGCTCGGGATTGCATCGGCATATTCAAGGTCTCGACAAGATATCGGAACGCCTGATGCGCAGCCGGTCGGTTGCCGAGGCCCTTGTCCGCAAGCATGGCGATGCTCCGGAAGGCCGCCAGGCGCGCCTTAATATCGAGATCATGCATTCGATCGTCATGGATCTGCTGATGGCCGCCGGCGATCAGGACGGCGAGGCTGCCGAGTCGGGCGCCGTCACCTTCGATCCTCAACAGGTGAGCTTGCTGGGGAGAACGCTGCGCGACCTGTCGTCGGCATCAAAAACCGATGCCGACCTTATCACCAAGCTTCGCGAGGAACAGCGCAAGCTGGCTGAGGCGGAGATGAAAAAGAGGGTCGATGTCGCCATGGTCGCGGTCGGCAAGGAAAAGGGTCTGAGCGCCGACACCATCGACATGATCAAAAGTCAAATGTTGGGAATTCGGGGCGGGTGATGGGAAATCCCGTCTCAAGGGAGGAATGGGAGAGGCTGCGCGCGGATGCGCGCTTTGTCTTGCCTGACCATCTGACCGGGGCACGTCTGCCCGACGTACTTCTTCCCTATCAGCAGGATCTGCTGGCCACCACGGCGGCGTCCAGGGTAACCGTCGTCGAGAAGTCGCGCCGCACCGGCTATACCTGGGGCGTCGGCTCTGACGCCGTTCTGACCTCGGCCGGTTCCCGATCGGCTGGCGGCATGGACACTCTCTATATCGGCTATAATCTCGACATGGCGCGCGAGTTCATCGACGTTTGCGCCATGTGGGCCAGATCGTTCAACCAGGCGGCCGACCAGGTGGCTGAATTTGTTTTCAAGGACAAGGAGGATGAGGGTAAAGAGCGGGATATTCAGGCTTTCCGCATTCGCTTCGCCTCGGGTTTTGAAATCGTCGCACTTTCATCGCGGCCTCGATCGCTGCGCGGCCGCCAGGGCTATGTGATCATCGACGAAGCTGCGTTTCATGACGATCTGTCCGGTCTGATGAAGGCGGCGCTCGCTCTGTTGATGTGGGGCGGCAAGGTCCTGGTGATCTCAACGCATGACGGTGATTCCAACCCCTTCAATGAAATTGTCGAGAACATCAAAAAGGGGCGCGTGCCCTACATCCTTATTACGCTTGATTTCGACCAGGCGCTGAAAGATGGGCTCTATCAGCGGATCTGCCTGGTCACCGGCCAGAAATGGTCGCCGGCGGCCGAGGCGGCGTGGCGAGAGGAGATTATTTCCTTTTATGGCGACGCGGCCGATGAGGAATTGTTTGTCATTCCCTCCAATGGCTCCGGAACCTATCTGCCGTCCCTGCTCATCGAGCGGGCGCAAAAGCCCGGCATTCCCGTGGTGCGATGGGAATGCAACAACGACTTCGTCCATCTCTCGGATCATGTTCGCGAGGCGGAGGCCCTGGCCTTTTGCCGAGAGAAGCTCGACCCTGTTCTTGATCTGATGGATCGGGGCCTCAAAAGCCATTTCGGCGAAGACTTCGCGATGTCGGGCGATTTGACGGTGATCATACCGATCCAGATCCAGCAAGACATGAGCCGCCGCCCGCCCTTCGTGCTGGAGCTGCGCAACACGCCTTATGCCCAGCAGCGCCAAATCCTTTGGTATATTGTCGATCGGCTTCCGAATTTCCAGATGGGTGCGATGGATGCGACCGGCAATGGCGCGCCGCTGGCCCAGGAGACGGCAACCCGTTACGGGATGAGCAACGTCATTGAGGTCAAGATCAACGAGGCCTGGTACCGGGATGCGGCACCAAAATATAAAGCCGCCTTCGAAGACGGTTTGTTCACCCTTCCGCGCGACATCGACATCTACAACGATCATCGTCTGATCAAGATTGTGCGGGGCGTGCCCCAGATCGACCGTGCGCCACAGGTGCATGGCCGGGGCGAAGATGCCGGCAAGGGCGGCAAGAAGAAGCGTCACGGCGATTCGGCGATCGCCGGAATGTTGGCGCATTACGCCACGCTGCAATCCCGCGACGACGGGATTATCGAGTTTTACCGCCGCCAGGTCGCGGCATCAAAAGGGGAGCGCACATGACCACCCGTCTTATGCCGCCGGCAACCGGCGCAACCACTATCACCGTCCATGGCCGAACCTACAGCTGTGCTGTGGGAAACACCGTCGACGTTCCGGATCAGGACGCCATTGTCATGACCGCCAACGGCTGGAACGCCGTCGCCGGCGGCGGCGCCGTCGGAACCACGGCGCAACGCCCGGCTGTTCCGCGCCCTGGCGTCGAATATCACGATACAAGCCTGGGGAAGACCATCATTTTCGATGGGAAAGTCTGGCGTGATCCCGCCAATGGAAGCAGCGTTTAAGGGGGTATTATGGTCGGGTTAATCGAGCGCTTCGCCCTCGCGGCGCGCTACGCCATTACAGGCGATGCGTCGGCGGCCGCGCAATGGTTTGGTCCACACCAGCCACTTGACCCGACCGCCCCCCCCGCCGTCGAGGGAAGGCGTTTTGATTTCCGG